TAACCGCCGCATTCACAGCAGTAATTTCCTCGCCAGCCGCTTGCATAACCATCTTATCACGGAGTTGCTTATAGTATTTCTTCTGCTGTCGTGTCAGTTCAACTTCCCGTTTAACATAGATCATGTCGGGGAGATCTAGGCAGTCATCCTTGGTGAAACGTATGGCTGGTTGTAATGCCCTAAATACTGTTTCTGTAGCTGTGTCCTTTGGTACCCACTTAAAATTTGACACCTTATACATAACCATGTCCCTAAACGAACCGAAGAAACGTGGTACTGATTTAGGGTTTACTAACTTAGCCAGACCATAAGCATCCAAGGGGCTTTGGGCCGCAGGGGTTCCGGTTAACATCCACAGCCAAGTCTCAGGCTTCATTATTTTATCTAATGTTTTCCAGCGTTTAGTCTGTGCATTTTTATAATGAGTAGCTTCATCTGCAATAATAAGATCAAAACCACCATCAGCTATAGTGTCAGATACAATCTCCACACCATCATAGTTTATTACTATGAACTCAGCCCCACCCTCTATTATCTTACGCCGCTTATCTGCTGAACCATAGGCCACGTCTACGCTTCTGTGCATGGCAAAACTAAACAAGTCACTACGCCATGCACTGTCCATAATCGAGAGCGGGCATATTACTAACACACGTTTTACTAGCCCTTGTTTCATAAGGAAGTCTGCCGCCCAAATAGCGGATGCGGTTTTACCTGTACCCTGCTCGTTAAAACAAAAGGCTTTTCTGTGTTTGGTTAAGAAAGCCGACGTACTTTTTTGATGTTTAAAGGGTTTATGCTGCCCAGGCCAGTCGTAACGTCCCTCTATAGGTGATGGTACGTTTATATTTAATTTTTCTAATTTGTGAGTTTCGTTAACACCCCATTTTACCAGCACATTATTATCTTCGAGCTTACGACTTTGAGGTATGTTGGTGGTAACTTGTTCTGGATCACGTAATTTTAGTAGTATTGCTATATTATTTATTATCTCCACTGCCGCTCTCCCTGTGTAAACTAACTTTTCTTTTTCCTCGGCTTCTGTCCGTTCCTACTACGGTTCTCACTAGGGTCCATTAATCTGTATCCGTCTGCATTAGTGCCACCTTTACTCAACATTTTATTGTGGCTTATATCCTTACCTTTTCTATAACTCTTACCTTTTTTCTTATCCACTGCCCGCCTTGCCCTCTGACGCTCCATACGGTTTTTATGCTCGCCGCGCTCCTTCTGTTTCTGGTATTCATGTTTATAAGGGCGGGGGGATTTCGTATAAGGCATTAGTTTCTCCCGTTATGGGCACATTCTGTTACGGCGCAGTGGCGTCTACATAAACCGCTAGGTCGCGGATTCCATACATCATTTTCAAAAGCCTGTTGCATACTGGAATAATCGGATAACCACTTATCCCACAGTATGCTTTCCATGCTTCTCATGTATACATCTTTTATCAGGTCTTTGGATACTACAAATAGCAATCCAGCCCTTACCTTCTCTACTTGTGGGAAATGCTTGAACGTAGCCAACGCCATCAGTTCTAGCTGTCCTTTATCAGCATACCGCGCAGACTTTCCTGTTTTATAATCCACTACCCATGCCAGATCATCGTCCAGTATAATTAGATCGGCTATCCCTCTGAACCAAACTCCTTCATCAGAAAACCCGCAAGGCTTCAGATCCTGCGTAAGCCCTAGCCTGTATTCACATAACTTGTCACCCTGCTTATCCTTTAATATATCCAGTGCCGCTACAGCGTAATCAAACTGTGGAGGCATTGGGGTTCCATCCCGTACATATTCTTCTGCAGCTTCATGGAACGCAGTGCCATACAGCATCGCCTTGGTCTCGGATTCAGCATAATCCTTGGCAATCCTCATGTGATAGAATTGCTTTGGGCATTGTTCAAATGCCTTTATTTTACTGAAAGACCAAGGATCAATACTCATTTTTTAGCTATAGTCTTTAGCATTCTATCGAAGGCCAAGAATGGGACATGGGCATCAGAACCTATTTCTACGTCCCATAAATCATACTTATCTGCGTGTTGTTTAAGTTTTTTACTGTATCCAGTAAGTGAGTAACTGTTTACTTTATCAATAGCTGTTGGCACGTAAGGAACAACTTTTTGTACCCAATTTATTCGGGCGATAAGTTGTGGATTGCCTACATCTGCATTACCTATTGATAAAATTGCTAGGTGCGAACAATTGTTGCAGTTAAATTCCATAATCACACCATCTTTATCATGTACTATCCCATGAGACATATTTGTTGTGTTCATATGTAAGTTACCACTATCACATTTAGGGCAGCATAAAAAATCATCCCTAGTCTTTACCAACCCCGTATACCCATGAGTTAATTCATATTCATCAATCATCCACAATCTCCATAAGATTTGCCTACACCCGATTCACAATCTATCGGTAGTCCTTCGGCCCATTCAGGCACCATACGCATACAAGTTTCTATATAACTCTGTGCTTCTTCCACATCTTCATCCGGTACACAGCACACAACGGAGTCATGTACTGTGAGAACTACCTTGTATCTCTTTGATATTTCTAGCATTTGCTCGCCAATAATACAACGAGCGAGGGCTTGGCACACATTCTCTATAACCTTACCACCATAGATGCGGGTTCGGCCTCGTCTAGTTTTGTAAGTGTATTCAACGGTTTCAGTGGGTATGCCATCAAATTCGGTGATAATCTTATCCCCTCGTAAGTCTGTGTACCGCATCAATAAACCAGAGGGTAGTCGTAGTGCACTGCGGTCAACATCTACTGATAACAGGTTACCACGGCCAAATGATATGGCATCACCACGAGAGAGGTTAATTATACTCTGTTGAGCGTTACGCCATAGCTGACCTATATTATAATTAGCTTCCCTGTAAATCTTGATGACCCTTCGTGCTTCAGCCAACTCCATCTCTGCACCGAATGTCTTTAGCTGATCCTTGAATTTCACAGCACCCATGCCATACCCTGCACCTAGGATAGTGGTCTTACCTACAAACCGTTCCTCTTTGGTTACATCCGCTTCGTCCTTGTCATAGATACGTGCCGCCATTTTCTTGTATACATCTTCTCCGTTGGTAAATGCTTCCACCAGATTATCCTGTTCGGCAAGCCACGCTAGTACCCTAGCCTCTATCTGAGCGGAATCGGCTTCAATCAAGGACATGTTGTCGGGAGGTATTATGCTACGCTTTAACTTCTTACCATGTACGCCCCTACTAGGGAGGTTCTGCAGGTTGATCTTATCGTCACCTCCCCACCTACCCGTATGAGCCGCATAATATTTGACAGGTACAGGCAATAGGCCACGCTTCGATATATCTATAAACCGCTGTGTCCTAGTTTCTTCTAACGTACTTTTGTTCCCAAGTCGGGCCGCAACCAATGTTTGAACAGATGTATCCTCATGGTCAGCAAGTGCCATAAAACCTTCGTCAGATTTGGCAAAAGCAAACGCTTCCTTACCTGTGATCTGGCTTATCTTCATGGGAGGTATCACCCCCAACCCTTCAAGCAACTTGGCAAACTTGGGGTTGCTCATAAGATCTTTTTTATCTACTCCGGCAGCCCCTAATAACTCATCTTTGTGGTCACGTGTTTCAGTGAGATGTTGTTCCAATAGCCCTAAATCTAAATCAAGAACAGGGTTTACGAACATCCTCAAGGTTAAGTCTATGAGTTTAAGTTCCTTCTTGGGGAAGTCCTTCCCTATCTTCTTGAAGAGCGCATAGGTTAGCTCAACATCGTTTATACAGTAATCTCCATATCTTGAGAGTTCTTCTGCCGAGAAGTCTTCTCTTCTTTTCCCGAGTGCATCCGATACGGCTGTGCCTTTAACTCCCAAACCATGTCTCTCAGCAAGCGCATGGAGACTTGCGCTAACTTCCACCCCGTCCACAGCGCGGGCGATACACAAAGTATCGGTATAAGCGCGAGGAGTAATATCAAAAACCCAATTAGCAATGGCACCATCAAACATAACATTGTGACCACATAACATAGCCGCTTCCCAGTTGAATGTTTGTAAAAACGCCTTGGTTTGTTCCTTCGTCCCACTGGCCCACTCCGTTTCGTTATTGTTTACCTTTACTCCCACTCCAATAACTTCAAAGCGAGGATCACGTATGTACTCCTCCGTTGTCATTTTCGATAGTGAGAACTGTTTGTCGTAATAAGTTTCAAAGTCTATGGTTATCAAATCCATACCTAGTCGCCTTGCTTATCAGAAACAAGCTCACCGCCACAGGCAAGATAACCGCATCCATCTACCCAATTATCAAGATTTGCCTCATTGCTTCCTAGACGGGCTATCTTCAATAATGTCATCATTATGGCAACGTCCACAGCAGTTACTTTCGTGCCAAGATGTTGTGACCAATAGGCCGCTATGGATTTGAAGTTATCCTCCATATTCCCGTGTTCGCCAGCCCTGTCTTTCGTAACGTACATCTCAGCAGTACGTAAGACTTCTGCTCGTACTTGGGCGCGACTATCTGTTAATGGTGGATCAAAAGGTAGTTCTAGTTGTTCAGGCTCCCGTGCCATACTTTGCTCTCCCTGTTAACTTGTTAGTGTGAATGTACCTACTTTTCCCGGTCCCCGGGGTTATTAACTTAACTCTGGATCATCCTCATCTTCCCCTGTTAACTTGTTAATGTGAATGTACTTTCGTGGTATGGCGGAGAGATTAACTTAACTCT